TTTTAAAACAAACCAAAAACAAGGGTAACAACTCCCTCTACACTTAAAACAAGTTTGCAAATATATTAAAATATATGAGTTAAGTGAGCTATCTGACCATATTCATTGTGTATAAAGCCTTCTACAGCTTTAATACTACCAGTATATCCCTTTTGATAGTGCCAAGCATCAGAGCCACTTGGAGAGCGTAAAAACTCTACTGTCACTCCTACGTTATCAAAAGAACTCATAAACTTGTAGCGTTGCTTATGGTGTAAGTGATGTAAATACCAATATCTATATTTAGTATCTGCCCACATCTTTGGCTCTTCTTGTGCCATTAACAAGGGTAAACTGGGCAATTTAGCACCGTCTCCGTGAGTCAATCCTATTAGACTATTCTTATACTTATAGTACTTTCTGTGTATTGGGTCGGCATCTACGCTTACAGCTTCTGTATTACGATACCAAGCTTTTAAAGCGTGTGCTAAATGGAAGCCACTCATATAGTCGTGATTACTCATAGAGTGTACACAATCGACTGGAGCTAACTGCATTAGCATCTCTACTACCTCAACGTAAAGCTCTAGAGCCTCTGTAAAGTGTTTATACCATTTACCGTCTTTATCTTGTGGAGTTCCTTTTGTAGTGTTTCCTTGTACGTTGTCTGTGTGTAATATATCATTACCTATACAAAACAATATCCGTTCTATTGGATAGCCTTCAGCGTTTCTTAGAATACCCTTAACTCCTTCTCTTACTCTGTTCTTAGCTATTTCTATATTGTATTCGTCTCCAGTTTCTGTAGCATCGGCATATTTGCCAATATGTACGTCTGCTGGATTTATTATAAGTAGGTGGCCATCTTGTCTAGTAGGATAATCAATGGAGGGATATTTAGGAGAGTATTGTGAGATAAGCTCCTCAATAGATTGTAAAAATTCATCTTTAGTAAATTCATTAGGTTTAGCAAATATTGAGAACTTCTTACTCTTGTACCAATAATGAGAAACAGAGCCGACATCTATACCAGCCTCGTTGCATTCGTCAGCTAATAGAGATTGTCTCTCTTTGTCTTTTCTATATTCGTCTATAAGTTCCCATTCATCTGTCTTTAGTCTATACCTTTTTTCTTTTGTCATTTTTTGTTGATTTTCTCCAATCCTCTAGAACCAAAATAAGCACCTATACAAGTGATAAGAACTATCTGTAGTAAGTCTACCCATTGCTCATCTACATTAAATGTAATAATTCCAGCATCTATAAATATAAGCAAAGTAGTAGAAACTACAAGCCAAGCTAAGACTAATGGTCTGATACTCTTAGATAGCCAATTATCGCTATTCATATCAGATTGCCAACGCTTAGTTACTTCTTGTTCTATTAGAGACTCTTGCTCTTGGATAATCTTTTGCAGTTCGTTCTTTAACTGCATTTTTTCCTCTTGAGATGTTATTACCTCATCAACAATTTTATCAGCTTTACCTAATAAATTGCCTAGTATGTTTCCTAGTATAGCCATATAGCATCGTTTTTATCTTTGTCAGTATCGCAATGTATGAAAGAGTCAGCTATGCCAATACGAGTAAATCCAGCCATTATAAGGCCATTTACTATCTTTTGTCTAGTTCCACTATCTTTGCAAACTATATCAGCAGCACAGCCTTTTAAATGGCTTGAGTTAGGCACTCCTCCAACTCTTTTATTTGTTTCTTCACTTCTAAACCCAGAGGATATAACGTAATTACATCCACTTAATTCTCTAGCTTTATCTAATTTCTTGAGAAAATCTCTTTTCATATTCTTGCCAGTTCCTGGAGCATCGTCAAACTCACTTAGCTTAAAGTGTTTGAGAGCCATTTCTTGTTCTACTTTATTTAGACTTTTTCTCCACGTTTTTAGATTCATTGTTTTTTCTTCGTTTACGGTTATAAATAATCTTGTCAGTTGTATATATAATAGACAATAATAATACAGCTATCTTTAATATTACCTCAACATCAGCTAAAGTAGCGAAAGTAAATGTAGTGGTATTAAGTAATAATACGTCTGATGTTTCTTTTAATAGATTTTTCATTGTTTTATTTGTTAAGCATCGTAATAGCTAAAGATTAATGTTATTTGTCCGTAGTGCTTAGTACTACTAACTTGGCTACTGCCACTTTTTTTGAATGATAAAATTATAGCTGAATCTTCTGTTAATCTATCAGCAACAAAGTTTTCTACATAATGCACATAGTTAGAGTCATTTTGAGCTATAAACTCTTGTGAGTCTATTATATTAATAGTTGGTGCTGTATTAGAGTTTTTGTTTATGCTTTTTTTCCATACTGATAACGTCCAATCTTCATTAGTTCCTCCATCGCTAGAAGTAGTGTAAATTATACGTTCTAGTACTGGCTTAAAACTTGGTACATTCATTACACTAAAAGAACTTGCAAAGTCGTTAGCATAAGCTGTAGAGTCTGTCAATGTAACTCCACTATTTATAGTAAATTGAGATGGAGCTGAAGGGTCTAAAAGTAAATCGTTATTATGAGCGTTACCAGTTTCAAAGATTTGAAAACTTTTAGTATAGAATCTTTTGTTAGCAAAAGAAACTAAATCGAAATTATTAAAGTATATGTTAGTCTTTGCTGGTATATCAAATGTAGGCACAAAGCTCTCAGTAACTATAGTAGTATCAGCAGTATCTAAGTCATCTTCTAAGGTAACTGCTAGTGTATTGTTAGTGAATCTAGGCTTAACTAAAACTCTAGCTCCTTTTGGAATAAATGGACCAGCGTAAGGATATATCGTAATTCTTGTATTAGTTGAGCCACTAGAAATAGCAACGCTAGATTGAGCAAAAACAAGTTGCCCTCTTTCAGCATAAATCTCTTGGAGCATTCCACTATATTGGTCAATGTTTGCCATTATTTAACTTTTGGTGGTTTATTATTTATTATATTTTTATTTGTCAATACGTTTGCATTTTCAGCAGCGTGATTTGTAAAGTTGCCAACTAAATGACTACCATCTTTATCTAAATCATTGAAGTCAATCTCTACCCATTCGCCCATAAAATAACCAGGAGTAGCTGTATATTCTCCACCTAGACAAACAAAATATCTTTCAGAACCCTCTACAGTATCTTTTAATAAATATCCAAACTCCCAAGGGTCTAAGCTAAGAACATCAGTCTCTCTTACTAGCCTAGTGTCCATCTTCATTCTATAATTCTTCTGCATTGCAATTAATGTAGATGCTTTTAAACTTGGTAAATGAACAGCAGACATACCAGTAGTATCATTAATGTATGTCCAGCTAGGTGTGAATGCGTTTAAGTAATTGTTCTCTTGAAATGTATTAGAGTCTTTTATATAAATTAAATTGTCAGCTATTGAAGCATTAGGAAAGAATTGCTCTACAAAATTAATTGAGTCAATAACTTCTTCTCCACTTTCTACTATAGTTCCAGCATCTTCATTAATATATTCATAAGCTACAAAGCTAGGAGTCTCCCCATCTACATATATTTGACAAGATGCAACTGGTAAGTCTAATGGAGAATCATAATTAGTATAGTTAGGGTGTGCTGTAGATGTTATATCTCCCTCTATTTGACTTGTTATATTAACTAACACAGAAGGAGCAGCATTACCATCAGCATCATATTGATAGGCATATACATAATAGTACTGTGTATAGGCATAATACTGAATAAGTCCACTCACTGGACATACTGCCATATCATCACTCGTTGGCGCGCCATAACTAACCGTCTCGTAATTACTATAGTTTTGACCGTTAATTAATGTAAACTCGCCTTGTGTAGTTACTGGAGCTTCTGTAGTATCCCAAGTATAAACATTATTCACTGGGTCAAATTTCAAATAATAGTCTTGAGTATCGTTTTTGATTCTTATAATTAATAAAGTTCTAGCTGCAAAATCATTATACAAATCCCATTCAGAAGCATCAAAGGAATTAACTACATGTTCTGAGGATTGGTTAAATATAAAAGTCATATTTTGTCCAGTCTCTACAGCTAAGAATGTTTGTTTATATTCATTTGCTGCTGGTGTTGAATCTGTAGTTAATGTGTACTCTGTAAAAGTATGCCAAGCACTTTGTAATTGATTGCCTGGGAAGTTGATTTGATTAGCTATACCTTGACCACCATCTAAATAAGTAAAGTCTAAAGGTGTTGCCTCACTTACTCCAGCTATATTGTAAATCAATCTCTTAATAATTCTACTAAAATTGAATTTAGTTAATGACCTCTTGTTACTTTGTGAGCTTAAACTTTTTAAATAGTTTACAGTACCACTTGCAGCAGTACCGCCTTTAGAATAATATCCGTATGTAGTAGCAGAGTCATCTTGCCATACTTCAAACGTTGATAATTGTACTATATGAAATGCTCCCTCTTGTTGATGTATTCTAGCATTAAGATAAAAAAGTATTTTATTTAATACATCGTAGCAAGTCATATATTTTATAGCTCCTCCAGGTGTGCTTGGTCTTTGATAGAATGCGCTAGATTTACAGATAATAATATTAGAGCAATCATTATATCCTTGAGCTTCTGTTACATTCGTTTTGCTACTCCACCAATTACCAGCAAATAGATATAAAAAGTCAGTTGCTACATTATCAGTGAATACCTCAGTAATAGGATTTTGGTTTAATATCCCTAAAATAATTGATTGAAAGGTATAGTATCCTCCTTCAAAATCTCCGTTACTATCAGCTACTTTTATAGTTGCATCAGTTTCATTAGTTCGCTCATTATAGATATTAGATATTTCATTGATTTGCTTAGATTTTAAAAGCTCTAATCCATCAATCGCTCTTAGCTTTATTATTTGAGGATAGTCTATATCTTCCATAATAGACTCATTCATAATAATTACACCAGTCCAAAATCTACCAACTGGAGATACTGATTCAAAATCAACTTCAGTACCAGCATTATTCATATAGATTCTAGCTATATACTTACCCTCTTGTTGAGACATTATATCTAAGATTCTATTTCTGTCATCGTTATCTCTTAAAACAAACTCAAAGGTAATTTCTGATGAATGTATAGCAGTGTCTACTTTCTCTCCTCTTCCTTTATAAGATAATTTAAAACCATCTCCGCCTACATTGAACTCACTAATAGAGCCTACATAATTATCTTTCAATATATGTAACTCGTAATAGATGCCGTTGTCATCTTTAAACTTTGCTCTATTTGTAATTTCGTATGCCATTAATAACTATTTTTTCTTCGTGAGTATCTGTCATTTGATAAGAATATATCCTCGCCGCTTATCATTCCTTGTACTTGTACCGTCTGCCCTCCTATCATATCTTTTAACTTATTCAATGGAGCAATTACCTCTGGATTGGTATTAGCACCAGCATATTCTCCCATTAGACCAACTGTTGGACCACTTACAATACCACCATCGGCAAAGGCTGGTATAGCCTTATTAAATAATCCTCCGACTGCTGCCCCAGCTCCAGCAGCTATTCCAACATTTAAAGGAAATGGTACACTAATTAAAATTTTAGCTATTTGAGTAGCTATTGCCTCACTAAGTTTAGCCTTAATAACATCTCTAGCAGCATTTAAAGCAACTTTACCAATAGCCTTAAAACTAAGTTCAGCCCCTTCTTGCATTGAGCTAAAAGCATTAACAAAAGTACTTTCTAATTGTAAACCTATTTGCTCTAACTTTGTTAAAGAACCTCCTAGCACATCAACAGCTGTCGCAGTTTCCGTTATTTTAGATGGAGTTGTTACTCCAAATCCTTTTTCTTGTTCTAGTGGTCCAACCTTTTTACCAGTTATAGTTGTTCTACTTGGTGGAGCTTCTCCTCCTTGTTGTGTGTTATTTAGATTTTGTAGAGATGTATTTAATTTATCTACTGCATCTTTATTAGCATCTATCTCCTTAGTTGAGTCTTTTAACTTACCTTCTTGCTCGTCTAATGATTCTCCCACCTTATCTATTACAGCAAAATATGCTTGATATTTAGGAGAGATTGCACTCAATGCTCCTAGCACTACTTTAGCTATAAACTTTCCAACCTTACCCATCTGTAAAGCCGTTTTAATAAACTTCTCTGTGTCTAGTATAGCAAAGCCCATTATACCAACTAAAGCCGTTACAGCCGTTCCTAGCAATACAAAAGGATTAGTCATAGCAACAGCAGTAAGTATTCTCATATTCTTAATAATGCTACTAATTGCTATGCTAAACTTACCTAATACTAAAAGTAGTGGACCAATAATAGCAGCATACTTAGCAAACTGCACTATATTTTCTTTTTGTTCTGTTGTTAGATTGCTTATAGCAGTAGCAAAATTTTGTAGCTTGACAACCATTCTAGTAGCTAATGGCAATAATATCTTACCAAATTGCTCTCCTAGTTGTTTCATTGATTCTTGCAATACTCTAAATTGATTAGCAAAACCATCACTAGTCCTAGCAAAATCTCCTTGAGCATTAGCAGTAGACTCCATAATAAAAGAATATCTCAAAGCTACTTTTTGTGCTTGAGTCATACTCTTTATATTTCCATCCATTCCTTTACTTAAAGCAAACGATTTTAAGTTTGCTTCAGTCATTACTATACCAAGTTTTTTAAGGCTTTCTGTTTCTCCAGTAAATATACCAGCTAAAGCAGTTTGTGCTTGTTCTATTCCTATATTCTTAAACGATGCTAAATCTCCAGCTAGACCGACTAAAGAGCTAGACATTCCAGCAGCCTCATCTTGCGAAAGTCCCATAGCCGTAGCCATATCTCCAAATAGAGATGCCATCTCTAAAGCACTACCCTCAGCAATACCAAAAGACTTTAATGTAGTTTTAGCAAAAGCTTGAACGTCTGCTGAAGATTCTCCAAACGCTACATTAACTTTATTGAGTGATTCTTCAAAGTCTGACGCTAACTTAACTGCTGCTGCACCTAAACCTAATATAGGTACAGTAACATTTTTAGTTAATGATTCTCCAGTCTTAGCAAAAGACTTACCCCACTTTTTCATAAAAGCAGAAGTCTTTCTCATTCGACTCATAAATTGCTTATCGTTAAGCGTTAACTTAATACTTAATGTTTTCTCAGCCATTGTCTTTATTTAGCAATTCGTATTTCTTTTTAATATATTCTGCTCTTTTCTTTTGTTTCTTAATGTCGGTCTTAACTTTCTTTTTCTCCCAATCAAACTTCATCAGCTTTTGTGGTGTTAGGTTTTGTCCTTTCTTTGTATGTGGCTGTAAATTAACACAAGCCAACCATCGCACTCTCTCCCACTCCCATTGCTGTTCTTTCTCTACTCTATCGTTAAAGCCTTTCTGCATACAGATAAACTCATGAAAGGTTAGACTCCAAAAGTCTTTAGGTAGTAATCCGAAGCCATAACCTATAGCTTCTAAACTATCCCAAGTTACTTCTTCTTCTTTGCCACTTTCTTCGTGGCTTTGTCGTTTCCCTCCGTTTCAAATTTAGCAGAGAATTGCTCTGAGAATACTTCTAACACTTTATTTAGTGCGTCAAAATCTTCGTCTAGCAAGTCAGCGACATCATCAACATTTAAAGAACATTCTTGACCACTCACTCTAGAGCCATCTTTTATTCCGTTTAGGATTAGATAACAAGCATCGTCTAAGCTCATACCATCTCCTAGCTTATCTAAGTCAGCTAAACTTCTTCCAGTATCTTTACAGAATAATCTCAATGAGTTCATTCCAAATCTTACTGGGTAATCTTTACCGTTTATTATTACAATTTCGTACATATCTTTGTTAGTTTAAGTTATTGCTAGTTGGGAGACGTGCCGTAGCACAATCCCCAACCAACAAAGAAATTATTATACAGCAGTCTTAGTTAACTCACCACTGCCTTCTATTGAAACCGAGTAAACTGGAGCATCTTCTGTACCGCCAGAAATCTCAAGAGAAGTAATAAAACCATCTCCAGTAATTGTATAACCAGCTGGAGTAGATAGAGCAAAAGTAAAGTCTACTGCTGTTCTATCAAACATCTGGTCAAATAATTCAGCTACATCAGTATCTCCAGCAGTTGCTGAGAAGTCCATAAGACCATCAGCCGAAAGGCTAAAAGACTTTTGTCCACCTAACAAATCTCTCCAACCAGCAGAGTCTTTTGTTGAGATGTCTATTGTATCTACATTCATTGAAAGTGAAACATTCTGAGAATGCATCAATTTCGCTTCAGCTCCTCCACTACTAGGAGAAACTTTTAGGATTAAATCCGTTCCGTTAAAAATTGCCATTTTCTTTTAATTTTAAAATTTATAATTAGCTAATATCTAAATCTTCAGAAGTTTCCTTCTTCTTAGATTTTTTCTTTGTTGTATCTATTGCATCGTTATGCTGTAAGAAGTTAAAGACTGCTCTTACTACTTTGTAAGATTCGCCTTCTACATATTCTACTCCTCTACACTCAATGTTCTTTTTTATCTTTACTTTATAGGTTTCCATATCTATCTATTTATGTTAAATCTGTAATCTTGTGCTATACCATATAAACCAATAGAACCAGCACTATCATCGTATAGCTCGTTCTGGTCTTGGTAAAATATCTTATCTACTACTACGCCACTATATGTGCCACTAACATAATCTAAAGCTGTACGAATATGACCAGCTAAAGTTACTAAGTCAGCATAGTTGTTATGGTAAAAGCTTATCTGTACTCTTACATAGTCGTACTCACTTACTCCGTTCTTAGTGTTGTTAGGCTCATCTCCAAACATCTGATAAGTAATGTATGGTAACTTAACGTCAGTAGGGAAATTGTAACGACTTGGAAAGATTCTCAAGTTGCCACTTGTAGTAACTAAAGGAGCTACGTTTGAGTCGTTGCTAAGTATGTTGTATATTACTTTTCCTATCTCCATTACTTCATTGTTTTAGCAAATCGTTTTTCTATAATCGTTTTGAGTTTAGTAATTACACTATCCATTACTTGTTGCCCTTTTGCTCTTGCTGTCTTGTCAAGCATTCTTAATGGTGGAGCGTTATAATATCCATACTCGTGAAAGTAAAAGTAAAATCCAGTTTTATCTTTAGATGAAAAACTACCCTTTACTCTTGGTCCTACATAAACGCTAGGCTTTCTCCCTCCTTTAGTCTTTCCGTTTATTATACCTATAGACTTAACAAGCTGTCCAGTTTTATCAGATTCAGCACCTGGTCTTAACGGCTTAATATCATTCTTTATATTCGTTCTAAGCTCACTTCTCAAAGGAGTAGCAGACTTTCTCAAAGCACTTCTAAGAGTAGCTCTTAGCTTAGTGTCTGAGCTAGGAAATAACTTATCCAAATCTTTTATAATTTGTTTAAGTTCTTTTTCGTCTATTTTAGCTGATACTATCATTGCTCTGGAAATGGGTTAATACCGTTATCTATTAATATGTTTATCCAATCTATTTCCTTAGTGTATAAGTCTACATTGTCCCACTTAGTCTCTAAGCATTGATAAGTCTCTAGCACTCCATACGATACTATCGCATCGCTATCGTTCCATACGATGTAGTAACTCTTTACCTCTGGGTAACATATTTCTGTTAATCTTAAACTCATCAGCCAGTCAAATTATTTAGTTCTGCATCACTTAAAGCCTCATTAAATACTGCTAGTGCTTTGCATTTACCGTAGAAGGGTAAAGTTCCATTACCTACATTAAAACTTAAATCATTTAAAGTGTTAGATGCAAATATATTAGAGTCTGTATTTGTGCCTATTGAACTTCCGTTTAAATAAAAAGCATATTCTCCACTTTTATATCTAACTGCTAATTTATTAAATTGTAATGAGCTTGTTACAGTAGTGCTAAAAGATATATTAATACTTTGTGAAGCACTAAAAATTATTGCTCTTAGTTGATTATTATTAGCACTTAGCAATAAAGCTACTCTTTCATTAGATGTTCCATTAGTTAAAGTTATATATCTATTAGTTGTGTCGTTTGCTAGACTTTCTATCTCTGCATATAACACACCCTCTGTTGAGTTTATTAAGTCAGCACTACCAGCACCAGTTGCAGTCTCTGTAGCTCTTGTCTCTTGACTTCCAGTTAGTGTTGGTATGTATGATGTAGCGTAGGGTAGTTCTTCTACTTGTGCGCCCCAAGCGTAAAAATCGCCATTTCCTTGACTATCGCTATCAATATATACACCTACTTCTGATGTTGTTGCGTTTGTAGTGAATGGTACTTCTATTCTTACCCAATTATTAATATCTGTTTGTGAATAGTAAGATGTTTTAGAAACTATGTCTGATAAATTAGTAAAATCGAAAACTCTGTATTTCATTTCACTAGCAGTACCCCTTTTAGCATAAAAACTAAAAATGTAATCTGTACTACTCGAAACGCTTACATTAGTTCTTAGATTTCCATTAACTGATGGTAAAGTAATTGTATAAGCGTTTAAACTTCCATCAGGAGAAATTATACTATTAGGAGTCAAAGTGTAGGTATTTATCCAACTACTCTGACTAAAATCCTCACTATAAGTAATAAGATTAGTAGAAGTAGGCTCTAACAATATATGACCATTATCTCCATTACTATCATAGCTTATTCTTGGAATGTTGTTGGTGTCTATTATTTCTTTGACTGAAACGTTGTCTACATCAAAGTTAAAATTACCACCACCAAATTCTCTTGATATTTCTAAATCATCTCCATTTGTGTTAGGAGATACATAAGCAGTATATGTGCCATCTGATGTAA